TGCAGTCTTCGCCGCGGCGCATCAGCACCTCGAGCGGATCGCGGGTCTGCCAGCGCTCCCAGTCGCTCATGCGCGGGCCCCCTCGAACAGATCCGGCGTCCTGTCATCGCGCTCGACCCTGCTGCGCACATCGCACACCGCATGCCGCACCGAGGGCGGCGCCAGCAGCCCGAGCGAGCGCGCGCACACCGGGCCGAAGCACAGCCGGCCGATGCGGGCGGCCGGGCGCTTCAGAGGGCGGCGGCAGTGGGCGCAGATCATGCGGGCCTCACCTCGACCATCACGCCCGGCGTCGCGCTGTATCGCTTGCTGACCGAGAGCTCGACCACCTGCGCGTCATCGTAGGCGATGCCGATCAGCGCGTCGAGCGCGACCTTGATGCAGTTGTCCAGATCAAGGCGCACCTTGCTGGCCTGGCCGCGCCGGTAACGCGCCGCACCCATTGCGCGCATTTTTTTACGCATTCGGTCCTCCTTCAACGTGCAATTTTTTGCGTGCGTCGATTGCGTCGATTTGGGGCCTTTTTTCTATAACTTTTTCACGTACACGTATGAGAAAGTTCCTAAAAAAAGGGCTTATATCGACGCAATCGACGCAACCGCCCCGAAGCAGTGCCGTAGAAGCGCGCAAAATTCTGCGAACTGCAAAAAGCTGCGCGCTCGGCATCACTCCAGCCCCCCGCCTGTGACACGCAACCCCCAGTGAGCGCGGCCCCTCACGCCCGCTGTGTCTCGAAATGCCTCGAAGCCGCGTGACTGCAGCCGCCGCCCGAGCGCCTTCGCGCTGCTGATGAACTTGATCTCCCCCCGTGCTTTTGCGAAGGCTTCCCAGCTTGCCCACAGCTCGCCCGTCGTGGCCCGATGGTTCGGCCCCACCTCGCAGCACTCGGCCAGCCATTCGGCCAGCAGGTCCATGTCGGTGCGGTACTCGTCACGCGCGGCCTTCACAGCGCCCGGCGGGTTCAGCCCTTCGCGCTGGTACGCCAACGCCCCGGCCACGCACCAGCGCAGGATCCCCGAGGCCTCGGCCTTCAACTTGGCCGCGCGGTCGGGGTCTTTCTTCACCCCCTTGTCCTGGTCGAAGTTGCGGGTGAAGGGCACCGGCAGCAGGCGCCGCCAGATAGCGTGGTCGTCCCCTTTGATGATCGGCCGATGGTTGGTCGGCATGAACGACACCCAGGTGGGCGTCACTTCGACCGTCGACTTCGAGTACAGCCCGCGCGCTGGTATCGGATCGCCGCCGGTCATGCTCTTGACCATGCCCTCGCGCAGCTCGCTCCCCTCGTCGGGCTCGCTCACATAGACGAACCGGGCGCCGCGTAGGCGCAACACATCCTCGCGCGCTGCGCCCGCGCTGCCGCCCATGCCGCCGCCCGAGCTCAGAAAGGTGTCCGCGCTGGCGATCTTGGCGTGCTCCCCCAGCGCGTCGCGGATGGCCCCGACGACCGTGCTCTTGCCGTTCGAGCCCGAACCATAGGGAATCACCAGGATGTCCTCCTTCGGGTCGCCCAGGATCGAGTAGCCCACCAGCCGCTGGAAGAAGGCCACCATCTCGGCGTCCCCGTGGAACACATCGCGCACCGTCGCCTCGAACAGCGGCGCCCGCGCGTCCTCGGCGTAATCCACCGGTGTCGCCACCGTGATGCGGTGCGCCGGGTTCGGCGCCAGCCTGGCGCCCGTGCGCAGATCCACGGCCCCGTTGCCCACCCCCAGCAGCATGCGATCGCGGTCGAGCTCAACCACCGGGGTCATCACGCGCGGATCCGATCGCGCCAGCGTCACCATGTTCTTGGTCATCACCGCCCGCTGGCTCACCGCGCAGAACTTGAAGAACTCGGCCCGCTCTGCGTCGGACTCGATCAGCTTGGCCTCGTCGGGCAGCGCTCGGATCGTTTCCTTGGCGCGGTGCTCCATCTCCTCGTCGGCGATGCGGCGCCAATGCACGCCGGTCCATGCGTACCAGCCGGCCAGCTCAGGCACATACATCAGCCCTTCGCCGTAGTGGTCCAGCATGCGCTCGGCGTTGCCGAACTCGGTCATGCCGCGCCTCGAGCGCTCCCGCTGCGCAGGCGCCTTGCGACTGCCGGCCATCGCCACGCGCACATCGGCCGCCGGCAGCGCGGTGCCGGTCAGCTCCTTGAACCTGGCCCGAATCAGCCCGGCCAGCTCGGCCCGAAGCGCGATGTCGTCACCGGCCAACTCGCCCGCGCGCGGCGCCACCACGTTGACAAGCTCGATCGAGTCATTGCAGCCGGCGATGATCCCCTTGGCGTCATCCAGGTCCGTGCGCTTCTTACTCAACCGTTCGGCGCGCTCTTTCTGCTTGCGCAGCCCGAACCCCAGTTCCTCGCGCGGCGTGTCCATGCAGTCGCACAGCCACATTGCAGCATCCAGCGGCGTGGCGATTGCGAAGGCATCGTCGAGCATGCGCGGCGCCCACTCGAGCACCACGTCAATCGGCGTGCGCTTGCCTTCCCGTGCGTCGCCCATGTCGGCCACGCCGAAATCGACGATGCCTTCGGGCACCAGCGACAGATCCTCCTCGAGGTCGCGCATCAGATCGACCGACGCCACCCGGTAGCCGCCGCGATAGTCGCGCGCCGCCGGGAAGAGCGCCGGCACCCAAGCCGACAGCGACGCCAACGCTGCAGCATTGACGCGCCCGAAGAAGTCGTCGTCCGCGGGCGCCTCGCGCGAGGCCTTGGGCACAGCCGCCCGGGCCGGCGCCTTGCACCGCACCAGGCCCACGTCCTCGGCCATCTGCTCGAACACGGCCACCGCACGGGCGACCTGCTCCTCGGTGATCACCGGCAGCTCGGCCGCCGGCATCGCCTCGAGGCCGCCCAGGAAGTCGACCCACTCATAGGGCGCCCCGGTGTCCGGGTGGATGTGGTACGCGACGAACTGCTGGCCCTTGCCCAGCACCTCGAGGCGGTGGCGCTCGCCCAGCTCGTCCTCGAACCAGGCACCCGTGGCCTTGCCCCAGCCCTCAGCCGCCGCGCGATACGGCAGCAGGATCTTGGGCGCATTGCCCACACGCTCGCAGGTCACGCCAAGATGCTCGTGGCACCAGGCCACAAACCGGCCAGCCAGCTCGCCGTCGGTCGTATCCACGTCGATGGCCGCGATCGGGTTCGCGCCCTGGCCGCACAGCACGCCCACACCGTGCGCCCGGTAGCGCACCAAGTCGCCCACCCCCAGCCGCGCCGTCTGCCAACTGTCCAGCGCCGGGCGTTTGTGCCCGGGTTTGATCGGGATAATCAGGTAGCCGCCGCCCAGCAGGGCGCGGCCTTGCTCTTCAAAGTACGTCATTCAAGAGCCCTCACGCCTCGCCCCCTTCGGAGAAGTCCACGTCGACGGGCACGCCGTCGCCAGCGTTCGGGTAGAGGTCCGGGCGCAGCTCGTGCGGGGTAACGCGCCAGCCGGTGGCCTGTGCGATCGGGATGACGTACTCCCCTGGCACGCGCTTTGTGCCGCGGTTCAGCCAGTTCCAAACGTGCATTTGTCGGACCCCAACGATGCGGGCGAGGGCGGACTGCGAGCCCGCGATCCCAACCGCGCGGGCGAGTGCTTGGTTCATTCTTCACTGCTCCAGTAGTTAAAACACCCGGAGTCTAAAACAATTGTTGTCAGAAGGTAAAACAGAAGTCGTTTGCTTCTCTAAAACAAGTGTTTTAGATTGCAGTTATGGGAATCGGCCAACGACTCAAGCGCCTGCGCACGCAGCGCAATCTCACTCAAGAGGCACTGTCCGAGCTAACAGGGTGTTCGGCTGGATCTTCGTTGCCGCAGCTCTTGTCTCAATCCTAATTCGATAACCCGTACGCAACTCATCAACACACGCCCGCCTAGAGCGGGCTTTTTTGCGCCCCTAAATACAACAATTGTTATTGACAGGCTAAAAACAACTGTTTTAAAGTGCGCTCCAGCAGTAAGGAAAACGACGAACCAGGAGCGCCACGCCATGAAGCCCAACGTCTTTGAAGAAATCCTCGCCGCCGCGGCGTTCCTGTTGATCGCCGTCGGCCTTCCCACCATGCCCTACTGGATGCCCTGAGCCATGTACCTGCCCAGCCTCTCCAACGCCGAACTCGTGCGCCACGCCGAAGCCGTGCGCGATCCGCTCACTACAACCGACCTCGAGATAGAGCTGTGCAACCGCTTGGCGGACACCGACGACCTCGAGGCGCTGCGCGATCTGGCCGACGCCCTCGGCCTTGAGACGCCCGATGACTTCCAGGCGCTCAAGGAAGTGATGAGCGACTTCTACATCGACAGCCCGGCCGCGCTGCGCTCGAAGCTCGAGCGCTCCGACAAGTTCTACGACATCGCCAACGACGCGGGCGACGTCATCTCCCGCCTCAACGACCTCATCAACTCGACCCTGTAAGGAGCACCACACCATGAGCATCGAACAAGCCCTCGCCGAGAACACCAGCGCCATCCGCGAACTGATCGCAACAATCCGTGCCGGCGTCCCCACCACGGCCGCCCAGGTCGCCGCCGTCGCCACGGAAGCGAAGACCACCCCCTGCGCCGGCCACGCCGCCGAAACCGAGACGGCCGAAGAGCCGATGACCGACCGCGAGCTCGGCAAGACCGCCGCGCAGGCCGTCGAAGCGCTGGACGGCCACGCCAACAAGCCGGCGCCGACCGCGACCTACGAGGACGCCAAGGCCGCCGTGCTGAAGATCAGCAAGGACAAGGGCCGCGACGCCGCCGTCACCGTGCTCTCGAAGTTCGGCGTGCAGAAGCTCCCCGACCTCAAGCCCGAGAACTACGGCGCGCTGGTGGCCGCGGTCAAAGAAGTGCTCGAGGCCTAAGACCATGGCCACCAAGAAGCGCACCAATGCGCAAACCCCCGACGAGGCCATCACGGCCTTCAAGGGGTTCAACCAGGCCCTGCAGTGCCGCGGCTTCCAGTTCGAGGTCGGCAAGACCTACGCGCACGAAGGCAAGGTCGAAGCCTGCGCGTCGGGGTTCCACTCCTGCGAGTTCCCGCTCGACGTGTTCGGCTACTACCCGCCGGCCGGCAGCCGCTTCGCCGTGGTCAAGGCGTCCGGCCAGCTCTCCCGGCACGAAGGCGATAGCAAGGTCGCCAGCGCCACCATCACCGTGGAAGCCGAGATCGGCCTGCCGGTGTTGGTCACCCGCGCCGTGGATTGGGTAATGGGCAAGCTGGACAAGTCCATCGAGCAGACCCTCGTCACAGGCAACCGGTCGGCGGCCACGAACACGGGCTACCGGTCGGCGGCCACGAACACGGGCGACTACTCGGCGGCC